TAATATCTGTAATATTTTTTTCTAATACACCTACATCTCTTTCAAGATTAGTAAGTCTTAATTCGTTTTGATTAATAGTGTCAGTAAGATTTACAATGTAACGAACACCAGTAAAAGTTCCGACTAGGACTGACGCCACAACCGGAACCATTACGATATTCTTTTTTAATAAATCTACTAAATTCATTTCCAAAATTGCCACCACTTTTTAGTTATTTCTTCTGTCAACACAATTGGCCCACAACCACATTCATTACAATCACACGTAGCGCACTGAGTACTAGATACAAAATATCCTTGACCCACACAGTGACATCTATGTCCACAGTCATTACAAATTTTTTTAGCCATTATTTTTTCTCCTCGATATCATAAAACATTTTATCAGAATCTTCTGTTATCCAATCAGATCCTTCACAGTCCCAGTACGTAGTTTGTACGCTATAGTCTGGCCAATCATTATCTGTTGTATAACTGTTCACATGCCAAATGATTCTGTTGTTTGGCTGCGCTGCATAATTACCATTTTTCAATGCCATTATGTGTGCACACTTGTGCTCTTGCGGAATTTCAGAATGTTCCGTATTTAGTATATTAGTCTCTGGATGCGCCCAGTCAACTGTAAATAAGTATTGGCCTTCGTAAAATTTTTTGTCTTTACCAATAAACTTTCCGTCTATACCAGCCAACCAATCAAAACAATGGATACTAGGATAATAACTAAAGCAGTTCCACAGTTGGAGTTGATCCACTCGCATATCAGGCACGTCTTGTCTTTCAAATTCTTTTTGAAAGAATGCTGAGATAGGTAGTCTATAAAAGACAGCACCATTTGGTAGCATGCAATGAAATAAGATTGCGCGACCTGAAATAGAGCTAAGACCAAAGATAACACAGTCACTAGACTGTCCTTTATTTTTTTTAAGATCATAGAGATATTCCTTCCTTATTTTACAATAAATCGGTGGTATATTAGCATTTAAATAAGACATAGTACATTAATTTATTCCTTCCACCAAAATATAATAGTTTTTCTATCATTTTCTAAAATAGTTTTTACACCATGATATACTGTTTGACCATTAAAAAATGTCAACATTCCTTTTTCAGGTTTTATTTCAATACCATTTGAAGTTAAAAAATTACCTCCTAGAAAATTATCATTTAGATAAATTAAACTATTGTACTTTATTTTTTTTCTATCATTCTTATGAATATGTAGTTTACAAAAAGAATTTATATGATGATTTTGTAGTTGAACTTGATCTACTTTTAATTTTAATTTAAATCTTTTATTTAAATACTTAGTCACTTTGTCTACAATTGGGTCATCAGTAATATCTACTGACCTTTCTGACCACGGAAGCATCATGGGTCTATATCCTATATCTTTAATCATTTTATAATATTTATCACACTCATTGTCTGATAAAAATTTTTTGTAAATATATACTTCATCTTCTTTAGAAGAAATTTTATCCATTATTTTATTTCGCCCCAATTAGGACCAGATTCATAATCTACTTTATTTGGTACTTTTAGGTCAACTGCATTTTCCATAATGTCTTTTATTTTCTTAGCTTGACTCTCTGATTCAATAGAAAAATCTAATTCATCATGTATTTGTATATGACCTATCAAACCTTCTTTATACAAATTAACCATGGCTTTCTTAGTCATGTCTGCTGCACTACCTTGAATTAATTTATTTAATGCTTTGTATGTAAAGGCTCTACGTGTTGAATTATTATACCAATAGTTTCTTTTAGGATTACCTTTTGTATCTTTTAAAATGTTTCCGTCTCTATCTTTTAAATGTGGACCCATTTCTTTTAATTCTAACATAGTGTCATGATCTTCTGCAGGAACAAACGTACCCCAATCAGAACCTCTAAGTATTGGTTCATACTTAGGAAATCTACAACGTCTACCTAGTAAAGTTTTTATTTGTCCTTTTGATTGAGCTGTAGTCATAACCTTATTCATTAATTCTTTTACAAATGGAACTCTACCATGATAAGTATTAAATAATTCATCTGCTTTATCTTTTGAAACATTTAATTCATTTTGTAATTTAGCTTTACCCATACCATAGAACAAACCTAAGTTAATAGTCTTAGCTTCTTTTCTATCTATCTCTGCCATGTCAGCTACGATTTGATGAAAGTCTGTTTTAGGATCTTCTTGATATGCTTCTGATATTGGAGCCGCTGAATCTAAACCAAATCTTAATGCATAATGTGCAACCAGTCTTGGCTCTTGTTGCGAATAATCAAATGTACCCCACGTACAACCTTCTTCAGGTAAAAATAAACTTCTTATTAATGGTCCTGTATCTGGATCACGTGCCGGAATTTGTTGTAGATTAGGATTTGCATATGAGAATCTTCCTGTAACTGTACCTCCATCATCAGATCTAATTTGGTTTATATCTGCATGTATTCTACCTAAATGTGAATGATTTAAAATAGTGTCTATAAAAGTTGTACTGACCTTGTTTATTTTTCTAGCTTCTGCTATCATACGAACTACAGGATGATCATGAGTAGAAATAAAATTTTTAGTAAATGAAGGAGAATCAGTCTTTTCAGTTCGGCTATAAGGTAGCTTCAGTTTTTCAAAAACTTGTGCAATCGATCTGGCTGCCCATATCTGAGTGTCTATTCCTGTTTCTATTTTTATTTGTTGCAATAAGTTTTGTTCTTTTATTGCCATTGCTTTTTTTAATTGATCAGCTTTCTCTATATCTACCCGAACACCTAGGTGGCGCATATCAACTAAACAAGGAAAGAGATCAGTCTCAAGATTAAATATATCTTGAAGATCATCTTCAATAATAATTCTTTTTAAGTGGTGCCATAACAATAAAGTTAGTTCAGCATCTTTCTCTGCATATCCACCTACTTCACTTGCAGGTAGTTTCCACATTTCTGCTTTAGGATCTAATCCTCTTTCTTTAGCTGCTTTAGTTAATAAAGCTTCATTCTTACCTTGTTTTAAATAAACCCAAGACAAAGAGTTTAGTGAGTATTGAAATCTATTTTCATCTATTATAGATGCTGCAATCATAGTATCTATAATTAAACCATTGATTTTAATACCTAAATTTTTAATCCAACATACATCATACATTGCATTGTGAAATATTTTTGTAGCAGGTGATTCACATACGTCTGTAAACCAATCTAAAACTTTTTTACGATCCATGTTAGGACCTTCACCATGTGCAATAGGAAAGTATGCTTTATAACCATCTACAGCTACAGCTATACCCACAACTTCACCACTACCCCTAATGGCCCCTGAACCCAGTTTCTTTAATTCTGGATCTCTTGTCTCCAAGTCAATTGCAATTTCTTCCGCTTTTCTTAAATCAGGAAACTCTGTAGGTTGTACCCATTCTGTAGTTGGCATCAACATTATTTTTTACCTTTTGTATCTTTCAGTTTTTTAATTTCTAATTCACAATAATGAATTACTTTCTCTAAATCTTGTATGCCATTTTTATTCATGTAACGACATACATATTTTATAACGTTTCCTTGAAAAAAAGAAAGGTCATTCTTAGAAATAAATTCATAGGGTTGAATATGAAAGTCTTTATAGTGACTCCCGCCTATCTGTTTATCTTGTGGAAAAGCTTTATCAAACATATCTTTATTACTCATATTTTTCTCCTTTAAGTTATTTGTGGCAGTTGTTGGTTTAACGGATTAAAAAACAAAGGGAATCGCGATCCGAACCAACGTTCCTCGTTAGAAGAAGATGCTGCCACCCACCCCATAGGAAATGTCGCTATCCCGTTCTTTTTACACAGTTGTGTAATTCTATAATTTGTATGCATTGACTTTCTTTTTAGCTTTTAGTTTATATAAATTATTTCTAGCACGTGTGATTCCTACATACCAAACTCTATGCTCTTCATCACTTTTGTTTTTACTTTTACGTACTGCTTTTTTAATTTTATTTGGTTGGTCTAAACAAAGTATTACATTGTCTTGCTCGCCACCTTTGAATGCATGTATGGTTGATATAAATATTCTAGCAGGTAAATCTAAATCTTCTCCATTCTCCATCATTTCTTTAATGTATTCCTTGTCTTCATATTCAACTTCTTTAAATGCATCAAACCAATCTAGATCTGGATCCCAGTCTTCCATTTTCTTTCCAATGTATTCTTCAATATCTTTCCATTCTTTTTCATCTAATATCTTTCCTCTACACCAGGAGTTATAATTAATATGTGCATTATATACTCTAACCTTAAAAGATTTTTCTTTCTTTGTTTGATAATATAAATTTCTTTCTCTTAATTCTTTTTTCATACTAACTAATCTACTAATGGTTCTAGTTAATATAACCCATCTTCCTGTTGTTAAATCTACATGATCTAAATTATTTATGTATTCACATTCACCTTCATAGTCTCTTGGATAATAATCTTTTTCTTTTCTTAGTCCTTCTATTTTTTCAATAGGTATTTCTGATTGTTCTTGAACTGCTCTAGATATTCTTTTTGAATACTTTAAAACTTTTTCTTGATCAGCTTTTTGACTTATGAATCTATCTACATCTGCACCAGCCCAGGCAAAGATAGCCTGGTCATCATCACCTGCAAGATAAATATCATCTGTATATTCTTTTAGTTTATCAAATAATTTCCATTGTAATGGTGATAAATCTTGAGCTTCATCAATAAATATAACCTTAAATCTAGGTAAAGATTCTTTTTCAATTAACTGTTTTATCATGTCATTAAAATCTAATTTCTCTTTTACTTTTTTGTATTCTTTTAAATTGTCATCAATTGTTTTTAATATCTTCCATTTAATTTCTTTTTTATTATGTTCTCCTCTATCATATTCATCTCTAATACTAATATCTCTGTTGATTGCTCTACCAATCATTTGAAAATATGGACTATCACAATTTAAATAGTTAATATCTTCCTTATTATATTTGTCATAGTATTTTACTTTGACACCTATCTCTTTACCTATCGCTTCATAGTCTGATGGTTGCATTACCTTACCATCATTTAATTCTAATTGATCATATGCAAATGAATGTATTGTTCTAAAGTATGATAGTTTATCATTGTCTGCAGGCATTCTATCTCTTGCTTCACCTGCAGCTTTTTTAGTAAATGCAAAGTATGCAATGTTATCTAAAGGGGTACCTATTCTAACATAAGCTTTAGCTCTACTAATTAGTCTATATGTTTTACCTGTACCTGGTGGTCCATAAAACTTATATATCATTATACAATTTCCTCTTCTGTAAAGTCTGCAGTCTCTTCTATATCTTCTTCTTCCTTATCAAATAAGTATATAGGTATTGATACACATCCATTAACACCTGGATATGGTTTACCGGTCTTCTTATGTTTACCAGGAAATCTTTTCTTTTTACCAAACTCTGGTTGAGGTAATGAATCATCTTTTGTATCAAACATTTTTTGAATCATGTGAGAAGTTCTCGATGAGTCTTTTCTCCAACCATTTTCTTTTAGTTCATTATAAAATTCATCATAAACAAAGTAAGCATACACTTCATCTTTTAAAACATTACCACTTTCAAACGATGCATATGTTTTTGCTTGTGTACCATTTATATATTCTTTTAAATGTTTCTTTAATATCTCCATTGGTCTGGTTCCTGGAGCCGGTTGCACTGTATCAACAGTATCTAACAAAGCATTTATCAATGCATGAAAGTCCAAAGGTTTTATAGGAGGTGGTAATACGTTTACTTGCGCCATTATCAAACTACCTAATTCTTTTTGGTCTCTAAGTTGTGTTACATTTTTTGCATGCACTACAACAGATTCACCTGTTTTATTTTCTACTGTAAAATAATATTCAGGATCTGGTTTAAAATCTACTTTAATTAGATTAGTCATCATTGGCCAATCAATTTTTTTATCAGAGATAACACCGAATCTTCTTTTAACACATTCAGACTTAACACAAACCGGTGCAAGTAATTGATCATTACAAGTATGACCTTTTGTATCTTTCTCCCAGTTTTTTATTTTCTTTTTAATATAATCATCAGTCCAAGTTTCATTGAACTCAAAATAATTTCTACCTGCTTGTAATACTTTCTTAGCCCAATCATCAGCGTATTTCTTTTTAGCAAATACCATGTAGTTATATAAAAATCTATCTCTACCATCATCCATTTTTTCTTTAGATAATATTTCTAAACATGGTGGACCATCTTTAAATTCTTCTGCACCACCTGTAAGTTCTGTTTTAATTATATTATCAGATATTTCTTTTAGTTTAGTTGATGTCATTAAATTTATTGCAACAACTTCTAAAAATAAATCTAATGTCATTTCTTGACCTGATGGATCTAATGCAACTCTTTCATTTTTATTAAAGTATGGAAGATTAATAAAGTTACCATTTACTTTTTGATCATCTGTATTAGTTCCTAGTCTAGTTTGTTTAGGAAATATCTC